AGAGCGACCGTCGCCCTCCCGTGTGCCCGGCTCCCCTGACGCTTTCGCCCGCGCGAAGCCTTCGCTCAGGTCTCGCTGATGTCCTGCACGACCGCGTTCGCATTGCGGCGCGTGATGGCCATCGCGAGCGTGACTCGGCAGGTGATCTTGTAGCTGTCGCCCGTCTTCGCGAGGACGGCGATCCTCATCGGGATGCCGGTCGCCTGGATCGACTGACCCGGGGCGCCCGCGCCGCTCGCCCCTTCGATGCCCATCATCTGCATGAAGTCGATGTCCGCCTGCCGGAACGTCCGCGGCAGGTACTTGATCTTGATCGTGTCGGTGTTGAGAAGCGCGAGCTTCCCCGACGGGTTGAGGCGGTTGCGCAGGACCGGCTGGCCCTTGAACGCGAGCCCCGACTGCTGCATCTGCAGGCCCAGGACCGACTCGTTCGGGCGACCGAGCGCGTACGCGTTCTGGTCGTTCGTGCGGATTATCGGGACCTGGTAGGACTGCTGACCCGAGGAGGAGGCGGCGCCCTGCGTGAAGATGTTGCTCCACTTCCGGGTGACGCCCGCCGACGTCATGATCAGGTTCCACGGCAGCGAGCTCGCCGTGAAGATGTTCGCGTCCGCCTGCTCGAGCAGGTCGGGCGTGAGCGCGCGGGTCGTCCCGCCGTTCGCGAGGAGGTTGCCGGCCCACTCCGACCAGGTCGCGGGGTTCAGGCCGCCGTAGGCGCCCGTCGCGCTGATGGCGCCGCCGTAGATCCCGATGAGCGCCGGGTTGCCGTTCGCGTCGACGCCCGTACCGATGAGCGCGTCGTTCTCGACCTGCGACGCGATGATCGCGCCGGCCGAGAGGATGCGCGCGCCGAAGAGGTCCATCAGCGCGTCGGGAGTACCGACGCTCCGGCGGGCCGCGTCGACCTCGACCTCCGTCACCTGGAACGACGAGCGGTACGTCGCCCAGGAGAAGTAGACGGGCTCGTCGACGTCCTGGTTGAACTCCGAGCTCGCGACGTCGGAACCCTCCGAGACGGACTGCGCCGTCGCGCCGGTGAACTCGACGTCGAAGGCGACGTTACGGCCGCCGCCCTCGCTCGGCTTCGCCGCCGTGGCGTTGAGCGCCCCGAGCAGCATCGTCGTGCGGTTCCACTGCCGCATCAGCAGGGGGTCGTAGACCTGAGACAGTGCATTGAACACCGTCTGGAGAGTTTCACCAGCCATCGTTCGATCTCCTTTTCAGACCGCCATAGCGACGTGCCGGCGGATTACCTTTGTGATGGTTTCTACAGATTGCGGTCGAGGTACTCGCCGAGGACGCGCTTGCGTTCCTCGTCGGACATCTTCACGGCGGAGGGCATCGGGGAGGTCCCCGGCCGGCTCCCGGCGCCCGTGACGCCGGCGGCGGGCAGGAACACCTTCGCGTCGCTGCTCTTCGCCCAGCTCTTCAGGCCGAGGTCGAGCTTCACCCAGCCCTCGTCGTCGGAACGGAACACGATCTCGTCGACCTCGCCCGCCGCGACGTCCGTGTCGAACGCGATCCTCTGGTCCTGGAGCAGGCAGTTCAGCGCCAGGCGGGCGTTGTTGCCCGAGATCCCGATGCGCGCGAGCTGGTCGATCGCGGCGCTCCGGAGCGTCATCGTCCGGCTCTTCGACCGCTCCTCCGCTGCCGTAGCCCGCTCGCGGTCCGCGGCGGTCCGGAGCTCGGAGATCTCCTTGCGCAGCGACTGGAGCTCGACCGAGTCGCCCTTGTCCTTCTTGCCCTTGCCCTCTTCCTTTTCCTCGGGGACGGGTTTGAAGTTCTGAAGCTTCTCTTCGAGCATCGCGGCAATCTTCACAGTCGTCGCGTCGTTTGCTTCGGCGATCTGCTTTCGGAAAGCTGCGGTCTGTCCGTTTACGACCTTGTTGATCGCGCGAATGATTGCATCATTCTGCTCTTCGGTGAATGCCGGCTTCGGTTCGCCGCCGACAGGTGCGTTCTCTCCAGCCATAGTTCTCTTCCGACCCTTTCGGGGTCGCCCGGACGTAGAGGGGACTTCACCGCTCGGAAGGACGACGTCCCCGCGTCCCTCTCCGCGCCCGGCGGGATCTCGCCGTCTCTCGGGGTTCCCCGCCCGGGTGCCCCGCGGCCATAAGTAGAAGTGATTCGAAAAGCCTCAGACCGGGACGAGGTATGTCCCCTGGTTCTCTTCCTCGAGCGAGTCTCGCCGGACCTTCTCCCGGAGCTCGTCGCGGGCGCTCATCCGGAGGCCGGCGACCGCGTCGATGTGCTCCGGGTCGCCGCAGGGCGTCCAGAGCCGGTCGATCGCCGCCCACTGCGCGTGAAACTCCGACCAGACCCGCTTGCTCACCATCACGAACGCGCGGTGGGGGACCCCGGGACCGGAACTCGAGTTCCGCTCTACGCGCCGGGTCCTCATCAGTAGTTGTCGATCCCGCCGAGGTCGGACGGCGGCAGGCGGCGGTGCTCGTCCCACTTTCCGCTCTTCCTCTTGACCTTGTAGATCCGAAGCTCGCACTTCGCGAATTGGTCGAGATGCACGAATGGCTCCATCCCGAGTACGCGCAGGCCGTGCGCGATCGACTCGTGGTGGCTCACGAACCCGACCCGGACCATCGACGGATCCGCCGCCGCGTCGAGGACCGCCTGCTTGATGCTCATCTCCGGGCCGATGCCGACATCTTCCTTCACTGCCGGCGCCGCGAATCCAGCCTTCTCGATCGCGTCGGCGATGATCTCCGCCGTCTCGCGCGTCCTCGTCATCGGCGAGGTGATGAAGACCGTCGGGATCTCCTCCTTGTCGACCATCCAGGCCGCGAGGTTCTCGGCGTACTCCCGGCCCTCCTTCGAGAGCACCGGGTCGGAGTCCTCCTCGCCGTTCTCCCCGCCATCGGGCTCGGGCACCGAGTGCCGGATGACGTAGATGCGCATCGGGTTTACCCCTCGCCGACTTCGACCTCGACCTCGACGACCGGCGAACCGGCGTACTCGTCCTCGTCCGCGACGACCGAGAGCTTCCGCTCCGCGACTACCGGGGTCGAGACCCCGGCGTGCGCCGGGTGCTGGTCCTCGGGGCGCTCCTCGCGCTCCTCGACCTCGAACCGCGAGGTCCCGACCGGGCGCGTCCTCGCGTGCTCCTCGGCGTCCCGCCGAGTGAAGAACTTCGCGACCTCGACCCGCTTACCCGCCGGGCGCTGCGGGTCGTGGCCCTCGGCCCTGAGGAGCGCCTCCTCGGCGAGCTCCGCCGGCGAGACCCCGCCCCGGAGCGTCGAGGACTCGCACTCGTAGACGATGTAGACCTTCACGCTCTTAGCCTCCGGCGCTGTAGCCCTGCGACCGCTGAGGAGCGATCGTCACCTTCACCGCCGCCCCGGCGCTCGTGCTGCTGCCCGCCACCATGACGAGCCTCATCCGGTCGGAGAACGCCCCGTTCACGACCGTGTTCGCCGCGAGCGCCGGCGAGAGGTTCTTGCCGACCGTCTGCGGCGTCGTCGTCGTCGTCGAGTTCGAGATCGGCGCCTGGTAGATCTTCGCCCCGGTACCCGACGCCGCCTGCGTGAAGTGGGCGATGTCGTACCAGTTCCGGCCGTCGTCCGGGCTCCCCTGGACGTAGACGTCGAGCGTGCCGCCGGTCGCGCCGCCGAACTCCGCGACGATGTCGACCGCGTCGTAGTCACTCATCGGCCCGGCGACGCCGTTCGAGAGGAACGACGCCTGGTTCTCGACCGCCTGGCTCGAGGCCGCGGTCCCGGCCGCGGCCGGCGACGTCTCGTTGAAGATCCAGCAAGCCCTTCCCATGCGCTCTCCCTTACGCCGCGACGACGTACTCGACGCACTGGCAGTGCGGGTGCATGTCTCCGGGCCTGTCGCCGCCCTCGAAGTCCTCGTCGATCCCGACCCGTTCCCCGTCGTGCGGCGAGCAGCGCGGGCAGGCGTCGGCCATCGCCGACCATTCCCTCATCAGCCGGGCGCCGAGCTCCGGGTCGCGCCGCGCGACCTCGCGGACCGCCTCGAGGTGCTCGTCGTTGTACGCCCTCGCCGCCTCGGTCCGGGCCGTCCTCTCGAGCCGGGCGTCGAACGCCCGCTCCGCCGTCTTCCGGGAGACCAGCTCCCCGCGGGCGCTCGCCTCCGCCGCCCGCCACTGAGTCCCGAGCGAGTCGCCCGCGATCTCCGCCCGAGCCGCGTCCCCCGCCTCCCGGGCCGCGCTCGCCGCCGCCTGGGCAGGCGTCGAGAAGCTCGCCACCTCGCCGCTCGAGGAGAGCTCCGCCTTCAATCTCCGGCGGGCCGCCGCCCTCGCCTCAGCCCGTCCCTCGACGAGCGCGTCGGAGAACTCACCCGAGACGCGCCGCCCGACCGAGACGAGCCCCGAGAGGTGCTCGGCCTCGGTCCGCGCCGCCGCCGCGTCGACGAACGCCGCGCGCGCCAGCTTCCGGAGTTTCGAGAGCGCCCGGTCCGCGGCGAGGAGGAGCGCACCCACGGCCGCCTTCTCCTCCTTCGTCCGCTTCGTCTGCTTCACGCTACGCCGCCTTCTGCGGCGGCCCCTTCGCCTTCGCCGGCGGGCCACCCTTCTCCGGGGGTCCGCCCTTGCCGCCGAACGCCGGCTTGCCGCCCGGAGCCCCGGGGATTGCTATCGGAGGCGGGCCGGGAGGCCGGCCGCCGAGCGCCTCGGGGAGCGGCTCGCCGTCCTCGAGCGCCTGAGCGCGCGCGTCGTCCTCCGCCTTCTTCTGCGCGAACTTCTCCCCGACACGCTCCTCGATCTCCTTGCGGATCGAGTCGAGCGTCTGAGGGTCGACACCCGTCAGGATCTTCTCTGCGATCTGCTGCGCGTACGTGATCGCGAACGTCTCGCTCGGGATGTCGATCAGCGCCATCGAGACCGCTTCCTCGATGATCTGCTGCCGGTCGATCACCTCGAAGTTGTCCAGGCCGTTCGCTACCCAGTGGGTCTCGCCGTGCCCGAGCGCGTCCGCCATCGTCTCGTAGACGAGCAGCGCGAACTCGCGCACGATCCGCCCGAGCGCCCGCAGGACGAGCGCCGTCGCCTTGCCGTCCTGCTGCTTCGACGCCGCGCTCCGCCCGAGCGACCCGGCGCTCGGCTTCACGGCGGCCGCCATCTGGTGCACGACCCGGAGGATCTCGTCCTTCAGCTCGTCGAGCTCCTTGTGGATCTGCTCGAGGCACTTCGCGTCGGGCGAGGCGTAGCCGATGTCATCCTCGCTCCCGAGCTCGATGAACCCCTCGCGGTTGACGCGCCCGACCGGGTCGTTACCCCGCTGCGGGTCGTCGACGATGTCGTCCGGGATCGGGCCGCCCTTCGCCGGCGCCTGAGGACCCCGCTTCACGTACGGCAACGGCACGCAGGTGCGCTGCTCGATGTTGTTGAGGCACGAGCGGCGCTGCCAGTGCTCCTTCTGCGCCGGCCCGACGATGTTGCCGACCCAGAACCCCTTCGGGAGCCTCATCCGGAGGATCGGGATCCGCTTGAACTTCGTCTTCTGCGGCCGGTCCTGGAGCGCCGTGACGAGCGCCTCGTCCTTCGGCGGCTTGTCCGGCTCGTACCGGATCTCGAACTCTTGCCAGGCAGCGACCCCGTCGAGCATCCGCCAGACGAGGAAGGTCTCGCGGACCTCGTCGCGCGTCTCCTCCGGGCTGTCTCGGTCGTAGGCGAGCCGGTTGATGACCAGCCAGCGGTAGCCGCCGCGGTCGTCTTCCTTCCAGTCGATTATCTCACGCGGGCTGACGTCGTAGGCGTAGAGCCGGTCGCCGCGCGCCTCCTCCTCCGCCCGCGTCGCGGGGGCGGGGACCTCGGCGTCCGGCTTCGGTGCGTCGATGCAGACGTAGGCGTAGCGCTGCACGAGCGCCGTCGTCATCGCCTCCTTCAGCAGGTCGACGAACGCCGTCCCGCGGAGGTCGCAGTCGGTCTCGAACTCCTTGTAGAAGTCGTCGGGCGGCTCGCCCGGCGTCTTCGGGTTCTCGTCGTCGGCCGGCGTCATGATCGACAGCGGCTGAGCGAAGAGGTCGCTCGTGAACTGCTCGACCACCTGCCCGAAGTAACCGATGTACGCCGTCGTCTCGCAGCGGTCGTCGTAGCGGCTCTGGTGTTCGCTCGTCAGGAGCCGGAGGTAGCTCTTCGCCCGCTTCTGGACCGCGTACCCACCCTCGTAGAGGTCGTGCAGCTCGTTCATCCGCCGCGCGTCGTAGTCGACGTGGTGCTGCTTCATCCGCCCGTAGGCGAGCGGCGAGAGTTTCTTCAGCTCCGGCGGCGCCGGCTGGAACTGCTTGTCGGGAGAGCCCATTGCGCTAGTCCTCCACGGGAACGGGCGGCGGGAGCAGGTCGGGACGCCCTCGCCCCGTTCCCCTCTCCTTCGCGAGCTCCTTCTCCCAGGCGGCGATCCCCGCGAGGGTCGCCTTGCGCTTCACGCGCGCCCGGTCCGCGACGCGCGGGTCGGACTTCTCGAGCTCCTCGCGCTGCTGCCGCGCTACCGCGCTCGGCAGGCGCGGCTCCGGGTCCGGCTCGACCTCGAGCCGCCCGAGCACGTCGGGCAGGTTCACTTCTTCTTCCTGCTCTTCTTCGCTTCCTTCATCGCGATCGCGACCGCCTGGTCCTTCGGGCGGCCGGAGCGGATCAGCTCCGCGATGTTCCCGGAGACCGTCTTCTTCGAGGAACCCTTCTTCAGCGGCATGGGACCGACCTCTTCCCTTTCCTAGAGGACTACGCCGAGTCCGCTGCCGCGAGGACGACGGCGCCGACAGGCAGCCTCCCAGGCTATCGCGCCCGCCATCACCAGGTCGTCGCGCGCCCCGGCATCCGCCTCCGCCCGCTCCCTCCCGGAGTCGAGCTTCACGACGAAGGTCCGCATCTCGCCGAGGGCCGCCAGGTCGCTCGTGTCGACCGCCCCGCGCCGGACCGCCTCCTCGAACGTGTCGAGCATCTGAGCGCGGCTCGCCTGGCTCGTCACCAGCCCCGGCTGCCCGTCGTGGTCGAGCATCACGCCGCCGTACTTCTGCTCGGTCTCGATCGCCCGGAGGACCGTCACGCCGCCCCCGCCGGGGTTGCGCTCGACCGCGATCTCCGCGCCGTGGTAGCTCTTCGCGATCGCGACCAGGTGCTTCGCGAGCACCCAGGGCCGGAACTGCCCCCAGAGCGTCGCGACGTGCCGCCCCGTGCTCCGGCGGATCACCCAGGCGGCGCCGGCCGAGCCCCCCGTCCCGTTCGACGGGTCGCAGCCGACGACGTACTCCTCGCCGGCGATCGGGACCTCCCAGACCCTGACCGGCGGGACCGCGTGCTCGCCGCCCATCGGGTTCGAGCCGCTCGAGCCCGCGAGCCAGTTGTGGCTGACGTACGGCCTCGCCTTGTCGATCAGCCGCTGGACGCTCTCGCCGTCGAAGAAGCCGCGCCCCGAGACGAGGAAGCACGTGATGTCGTCGCTCGGGAACTCCTGGTGCACGAGCTGCCCGAGAAGCGCTCGCTTGCCGCGGTACCACTTCACCGCCTCGGGCGCGACGCCGGCCGCGAGCAGCTTCGCCTCGAGCGGGTCCCGCGCCTCGATCCTTTCGCCTGGAGCGAGCGCCGTCCGGTAGCCCTCGTGCAGCCACCAGGTGTAGAAGTGCGGCGTCAGGCCGTTCTCGCCCCGCTTCGCCGCCTGGTACTGCTCGTGGTAGTAGCCGGCCGCGCCGTTCGCGGTCGTCTCGATCACCGCCTCGCCGCCGTTCGGGGGCATCGCGTTGAGGAGCGAGTTGAGCGTCGCCGCCCCGTGCTCCCAGAACGCGACCTCGGTGCCGTGGAGGCGGTTGACCGTCTGAGAGCGCCCGCCCTTGCGGGCCGTCCTCTCGGCGGCGCCGGCCTCCATGATCCGCAGGGTCGCGTCGCGCTCGTGCCAGGCGAACTCGCGGTTGGTCTCGACGTCGAACCGCTCGCCGCCGTAGACGGACGAGCCGACGCCCGGGACGACCTCCCGGAGGCTCTCGAGGGCGACGCGGAGCATCCCCTCGATCGTGCGGCGGGAGGCGTTCCCCTGCTCGCTCTGCACGACGATGACCACGCGCGCCCCGCGCTTGGTCAGGAACCACCAGAGGTCGCGCGCGACCTCGAGCGACGTCATGAAGACCTTCCGAGGCTTCAGGATGATGTCGCGCGGCGTCCGGCGGCGGCAGTACGCGCGCTGGATACCCGTCAGCCTCATCGGCTTGCGGACCCCGGTCTCGATGTCGACGACCTGGAGCAGCGCGCAGAACTTCTGGAAGTCTCGAAACGCTTCGGCGAGCAGGACGGACTCGGCGGAACTCGAGTTCCGGTCTAGGACAGCGACCACGAAAGAGCTCCTTCAGAAGCCGAGCGGGACGACCTGGAACTGCTCCTCGACCAGGTTGTCCTGGCTCGGGATGCCCCCGACCGCGACCCAGCGCGAGATCCAGATCCCCGCCGTCTCGGTCATCGGGATCAGGAAGTCGGCGTGGTAGGCGCCGACCGAGTCGTTCACGACCGATACGGTGTAGGAGGCGCCGCTCGGCGAGTGCGCCGTGCACGCCACGCTCGGCGGGTTCACGGGAGCGCCGGAACCCGCCTGCGTGTACACGTTGGTGAACCGGACGCTCGTCCCGAGCTTGTACTGGTTCACTCGTCCCCCGGGGCGCCGGCGAGGGCCGGCGCGTCGGCCGGGCCCGCCCCGAGCGCGGGCTGGTCTGCGGCGCTCGCGACGAGCGCCGGCTGGTCGCCCGGGTTGCCCCGGAACGGACCGGTCAAGAAGAACACGAACATCGCGTTCGGCTGGTCGCCGATGTCCTGCGCCCAGGAGCTCGGCATCGGGACGTCCGGGTAGACCGGAGTCGGGAACGTCGACGGCGGGAGGATGACGCGGTTGGTGTGCGCGTAGTGCGCCGTCGCCGGCGTCTGGTAGCCCGAGCCGCGGTCCGGGTACCAGCCCGACGGCTTCGGGATCGGGGCGACGAAGGTCAGCCCCGAGGCCGCGAGGTGGACGCGCGGCGGCGGCTCCTGCCCACGGTCTGGGTAGACCGCATACGGATTGAGCGGAGGCGGGATGACGTTCAGGTCGAACGCGTAGAGGTGACTCGGCGCCTGATAGGCGCTCCCTCGCTCCGGGAAGCTCCCAGACGGCGTCGGGATCGCGATCTTGAAGAACGCCGCGCGCTCGAGATGGACCCTCGGCGGCGGCTCCTGCCCACGGTCCGGGTAGACCGCGTAGGGGTTCACCGGCGGCGGGATCACGTTCAAGTCGAACGCGTAGAGGTGACTCGGCGCCTGGTACGCCGACCCGCGTTCGGGGAACGAGCCGCTCGGCTTCGGGATCGGCGGGACGAACGTCAGGCCGCTCGCCGCGAGGTGGATCCGGATCGGCGGCGGCTGCCCGAAGTCCGGGTAGACCGCCAGGGGATTCACCGGCGGCGGGATCACGTTCAGGTCGAACGCGTAGAGATGGCTCGGGGCCTGGTACGCCGACCCGCGCTCCGGGAAGCTCCCAGACGGCTTCGGGATCGGCGGGACGAACGTCAGGCCGCTCGCCACCATGTGCACGATCGTCGGCGGAGGCTGGCCCCGCTCCGGGTAGACCGCATAGGGGTTCAGCGGCGGCGGGATGACGTTCAGGTCGAACGCGTAGAGGTGACTCGGCGGGTCCGCCGCGGAACCCCGCTCCGGGAAGCTCCCAGACGGCTTCGGGACGGGCGCCGTGAACGTCAGGCCGCTCGCCCAGGGCTGCCTCCAGGCCGGCGGCGACGGGAGGCTCCCCTGGTCGGCGAACACTGCCGGGATGACCCGCAGGAACGACGGGGAGAACGGGTAGCGCTCGCCGTCGTGCCAGTGCGCGATAGCCGAGACCGGCTGCTGGTTACCCGCGTCCGGGTAGACCGGCGTCGGCTTCGGCGGGGCGGGGACGAACTTCGCGACGCCCTCGAGCGCCGGGTCGTAGAGCGCAGCGAACGTCGGCCGCTGGTTGCCCGCGTCCGGGTAGACCGCCTCCGGGTTCGGCGGCGACGGGACGAACGCTCGCGTCATCGACGCGTCGACGATCCCCGCGAAGACCAGCCGCTGATTGCCAGCGTCCGCGAAGACAGCGCGCGGCGTAGGCGGCGACGGGACGAACTTCGAGACCGCGAGGAACGCCTCTCCGGGCCCGCGCCAGGGCACCTGCGGGGCGTCCGGGTAGACCGCCCCCGGGTTCGGGATCGCGAGGAAGGCGCGCGTGAAGACCGGCAGCAGCGCCTCGGGGTCCGTCCCGCTGTTCTCGCTCCCGGAGTCGGGGAAGATCGCCGTCGGGTTGCGCGCCGCCGCGACGAACGCGAAGAACCGCCCGAAGGCGAAGTCGCTCGCGACCGACCGGCTTCCAGGGTAGGGAGCGTCCGGGAAGACCCCGACCGGCGTCGGCTGGAAGAGCAGCGGGCTCGGCGAGCTCTGGCTCCCCGCCCCCGCCTCGAGCAGCCGGTTCTGAGACCCGTACCCGACGTCGGCGAAGCTCGCCATCGGCCGGAAGGTCGCGACGCTCGGCTTGACGTTCGTCGCGTGCGGCGCGTGTCGCGCCGTAGCGTTGTTCCTGTCGTTGCTCTGATACGGGTAGACCGGAGAGCTCGGCTTCGGAGCCGCCGGGACGAACTTCGCGACCGCGAAGAACGAGTCCCCGCTGCCGCGCCATGGGACCTGACCTCGGTCCGGGAACGAGCCGCTCGGCTTCGGAGGCGTGACCGGCGCCGCCGGCTTGAAGTTGACCTGCGTCTCGTGCCGAGCGATCTGCGAGTCGCTCGGCGCGCTCCCGCTGTGCGGGTAGCTCGCCAGCGGGACGAACTCGCCGAGCGTGACGAGGGCGACGCCCCAGACGTCACTGACGGCCGAAGTGAACGTCGCCGCGATCCCGCTCTGCGTCGTCGAGTACACGTTGTACTCGGTCAGCATCGCGTACGGATTCGCGTTGCCGACCGTCCAACCAGCGGTCCCGGCGCTGATCGTGTGGTTGATGACCGGGAACGCGAACGCCGCAGTCGACTTGTACTTCGTCGAGAAGTTCCCGCTCGAGAGCGCGGTCGAGTTACCCGTGTTGCTGACCGTCCCCGCCGCGTCGACGACGATGCAGCCCGCTCCCGCCGTCGCGACGTACGCCTCGATGAGCAGACCGTCACCGTTACCGGTCGACGTGTTGCCCGAGATCGTGACCGTCAGCTTGTTCGTATTCGCGCTCGAGGCGACGGCGCCGAGGCAGACATAGACGGCGACGTTCGAGCACCCGACTCCGGGCGCGATGTCGAAGATCTTCTTGTAGACGTTCCCCGCCGAATCAGCGACCGACGAGACCGAGAGCGACGACTCGTAGACGAAACCGACGACGATCGCGGCGCCCTGCGCGATCGAGCTCGCGAACGTCCCGCTGACCTTGGTCCCGCTGCTGTCGCAGTCGACGTCGACGTTACCCCAGGCGTAGTCGACGCCCGCGACGCCCGTGCTCGCTGCTGTCCCGAGCGTCGCCTGACTAGCGCTAACGAACGTGAGCGTCGATACGTGGAGGTTCGCCGCCGCTACACCGGCGCCGACGACCGTCAGGTCCTGGAAGTTAGTGACGAGCGTCGACGAGAAGGGGTTGTCCGTCGACGTGAACGTCGTCGGCGTCCCGATGTTGATCGTCCCGGCACTGAACGGCCAGAGACTCGCGACGAGGTGGTTGTTGACGGTGATCGTCACGAGAGACCCCGCCTCGGATTGCTACGTCCAGACCCCCGGACTCGGAAGCTTCGGGCTGCACTGAAGGTGGAGCACCCAGTCGCTGTCGCCCCCCGCATTCGCACCCGGGACCGTGAAGCTCCTTGTCCCGGTGTTCGCGAACGGGACTCCGGCGTGACTCGTCCTCTGCCCGCTCACCGGGTCGACCCAGTACGCCCAGACGCGCGAGTCGTAGAGTCGCGTCATGTCGACCGTGAACGCCCCGGAGTGCGCGTTCGGCACGTACGCGACGAGGTTCGCCCCGTCCGCTCCCGCCGACGCCACGATCCAGTCGGCCGTCCCGGTCGTCACCGACCCGTCCGTGAACACCGTCTGAGTCCCGTTGCCCGTCTTGACGATCGTCCCGGTCCCGTCCTGCCCGGAGGGGACGAGGAGGTGCCACGTGCCGATGTTGGCGAAGAACTGACCGAGCTGCTTGTGGTCGTTCATCCCTGGCTCGTCGAAGAGGTTCCCCATCCCCCCGAGAGACCCGGAGACCGCCGCGACGTACGCCCAGTGGACCGTGTTGTCCGTGATGTTCGACCCCGTACCCGACGGGCCGCCCAAGCTCGCGCTCGTCCCCGCCGTGATGCAGCGGTACCAGTTGCCGCCGAGGTGTGCGTACGCGTTTAGCGAGTACGCGTGGGTCCCGACCCAGCAGTTCGGCAAGCAGTCGGTCGTCACGCCGCCGGTCGTCCCGTCCGTCGAGGAGAAGAACCCCCAGAGCGGGCCGAAGCTGTCGACCGCGCCAGCCACCGCCGAGATCGCGGCTCCCCAGATCGTGTACCGGTGAGCGTGCCGGAGCACGCCACGCTCGCCCCAGTAGTTCGACTCGATGAGGAACGTCGGCCGCGTCGGCGTCTGCGTATAGACCCCGCCGACCTCGACGTATGTCTCGCCCGTCGACGGCGCCGTATACGCCGCATACACGTCGTAGAGCGACGCGTAGTCCGTCATGTCGTTCGGCAGGTTCTCGTTCGTCACGTGTTGCGTGACGAGCTGGGTCGCGCCGTTGTTTTTTAGGCCCGTCAGAATGGCCTGCATGTTCGTCGAGCCGGCCGAGCCGATCGCCCCGTCGCCGATCCCCGAGTCACCCTGCATGAGCCACATGATGTTCGGCCGGACGCTCGTCGCGAACCCGGTGAACGTCGTCGACCCGTTCGCGAGATACGCGCCGAGGGCAGTGCACACGCTCGTCGTGTTGTGCGCCGTGATCAAGCAGGCCCACCAGCCGTCCTTGTCGCCGATGGTGATATGGTTCGCCCCCGCGTACATGAAGTGCACGATGACGAGGATCCCTCGCGCCGCGCAGTCGTCAACGAAGCTCGCGACCGTCGTGAAGTACGCGTCGTTCGGGTGGTCGAACGCCGCGTCTGAGTTCGCGAAGTTGCCGGACCACGCGCCGCCCGTCGTATTCTGCGTCCACGGCTTCTGCCCGGCGTTGTTCAACGGCTGAGGGCCACCCGTCATGTACGGGACGGAATTGAACAGGTACGTGTGTACCGCATTGATCCCACGCGCGACGAGGTTGTCGAGCGCCGTCCGCCAGTCGGTCTGAGACAGCGCGATGTGCCCGTCCCAGAATGCGAACCCGTGGATCCGGAACGGGACGTTCCTCTGGTCGACGAGGTAGCGACCGTTCGCCGAGACCTTCAGCGGCCAGGCGACTCCCATGCTCGGACCCCTAGTTCGAGAAGATCTCGTCTCGGAGCTTGCGCCCGCTCTCGTACGCCTCGAGCCGGCGCTCGAAGTTGCGGCACTTGCTCCGAGACCCCTTCGCCGTCGAGACGACCTTTACGCCAGGCTCCTCCGCCCCCGCGCTCTGCTCCTTCTCGCAGCGAGCGCAGAGCAGGCCCCGGTTCCCGCTCCGGTCGTCCTTGCACTGAAGGCACACCCCCGCGACGCCCTGGAGCTCCGGGACCGGCTGCTGGTGCGCGATCGCCCCCGGCGCCGTCGGGTCCATCCTCGGCCGGACGAAGCACGTGAGCTGGCAGTGGGCGCACTCGAACGTGTCCCACTCCTCAGTCCTCACCCCGTCGCGGTACGCGACCGCGTAGCCGTGCGCGCGCCTCAAGTCCCGGTCTCCGTCTTCAGTCCGTCGCCGTGCTCCGCGCGCTGCGCGGCGAGCGCCGCCGCTTCCTCCGCCGCGAGCTCCGCGTCCCGGTCGTAGAGCTCCGCGAGCTGTACCGAGATGATCGTCGCGTTCCCCGGCTTGTCGCTCGGCGGCTTCGCGATCGTGTGACCCCGGAGCTGGATCCGGAGCAGCGTCTCGGGATCCCTCTGGACCTCCGCGAGCGCGCCGCCGAGGGCGACCGCACCCTCGATGGCGGCGGTCATGTGCCTCCAGACGTGCTCCCAGCCGAAGACCCGGAGCTTCACCTGCGGGTCGCGCGGGTCCGGGCCCGCGACGAGCGTCGTGTCCGCGT